TTCTGCACGTTTAGCCCTAGCAATACGTTCTTCTCTACGTTTACGTTTCAACGCTCTTTCGTGTCTAAGTTCAGCTTGTTGTATCTCGTACAACTGCTTAGCTGTTAGTCGCTTTTCATTTCTTTCGTACATCTGCACCATATTCATATACTCCTTTACCATGTATTAATTCTGGACCACGTAAACCTTCTTTATATCTCTTACGAACTGTGCTATCAGATACATCAAAATATTTGTACACATCACATAATCTGTAACGTTTACCGTTTAAATTCACTTTCGGCATGGTGTCACTTCCAATCTGCATAACTGACACTAACGTCAGTAATGTTTTTGATATTATCGAGTAAATTGTCAGGGTCATTTTTATATCTATTAGCGTAATGTTCGATATAGTTTTCTCTATCTGCATGTTTGTTTATCCAAATAGGTTGTTCTACTTCCACAGTTAAATCGAATGTGAGTTTTAGTGTTTCTTCCTGTATTACACTTCCTCCACTTCTAAAATAATTTTCGGTTCCTCTGCATATTGCTTAAAACTGTGTATTTCAACGATTTGGTTGTCGTCTTTCCATAGATGATCGTTTGCTGCATCTAACACAGTTTTGATTAAATTATCTATATCTGGTTTAGTACGTTTGTACTGTCCAATTGCTAATAACTTTTTACGATTACTCCAGCTTTTTGGTGCCTTGAAGTAAAACGATAATGTCACTTTCAATTTTCCATCGAGTAATGCGTTTGGCATCTGCTCTCTTATGAAGTCCTTATGCTTTGTATATGACGTTGGCATGTACGTTTGAACAAATCTACCTGTATTTCTGAAACGTGGACGAGGCGAGCCAATAGGTGCCTCATACGTTTCGTTAAAGTTAATTTCTATCTGCACGTTGTCACTCCTAGAACAAGAATTCATCTATTGTTGTCTGTTGTTGTAATTCTTCTTTTCTAAATAATTTATGCTTACGTTTCATCTTTGCTAACTCATCTTTAGTTACAAATGGTTTAAAATGCTTATCACTTATTCCACCTTTATTAGCAAGATAGAAAGTACCATCATCTCTAGGCAAAACCCTAAGCATTTCCCAACCGTCACTTTCATATAGGCTATATGCGTTAGGTTGATTTTCTATAAGTCCCATCGCTTTGCCTCCACTTTGTTTCATCTAATATTTTTGATTTAACGTTATCGTAATCATCAAAAAAGGTTATTTCTTCATTTTTTAATAATCTATCTACTGCCCAACCCATTTCTAAAATGCTTTTTTGAATGATTGGGTCATCTTTGTAATCGTCACGGTACAAGTCGCCTAACAACGTTTGTAATTCTGCAATAATCATTAGTAAAACCTCTGTGTTTTTTTGTAGAATTCAAGTTCAACAACGCCCGTCTCACCGTCTTTATTTTTAACGACGTTTAACTCAATATCTGATTTACCAGTTTCATCATCTGCGATTTCACGGTTATAATAGTCATCTCGATAAAGCATGAATATCATGTTCGCATCTTGCTCAATGCCCCCAGCCTCTCTTAAATCAGACATCATAGGGCGTTTGTCTTGCCTACTTTCAACACCCCTGCTTAATTGTGATAAAGCAATGATTAAGCAACCTGTTTCTTTAGCTATAATTTTTAAATCACGACTAATTTTTTCAACTTCTAAACGTCTATCTTTTTGTGGCAAGTCAGATTTCATTAACTGCAAGTAGTCGATACATATAATTTGTGGTTTATCGCTATCTCTCATAGCAATTTCTCTCACACCTTGTGGTGTAATTTGAGCATGATCTTCAATTCTAAAGTTGCTATGTTGTTTAATGTCGTTGATTGCTGACATTATTCTTTCAACTTCATCATCATTTAGCCCATCTGACTTTTTAATCTTATAAAGTGGCACACCAGATATCGCAGACGTTAGACGTTCAACAATGTTGTTACCTCCAGTTTCTAAACTGAAGAAGGTAGTCGGATACCCCTGTTGTGTCAAGTTCCAAATCATATTTAATGCTAGGGCAGTTTTGCCTGTACTAGGTCGCCCTGCAAGCACGTTTAATTGTCCTTCTTCAAAGCCATGTATCTTTTCGTCTAACTTATTAAAGTTCGTCGTTATAAACGTCTTAGGCGTATCTGATAAGATGTTTTCCATAACAGTTGTTAGAAATTGGTCTGTCGGGTTGTCTTTCTCAATGTTTAACTCACTTAACCCTTTTAATTGGTCGATTAGATAAGTAAAATTCTCTTTCGTTGGTACTGATTGAAACTCGCTAACTTCGACCCTAGCCTTATTCAAAATGTAGTTGTTTAAGATATTTAGTTGATCTTGCATAAAAAACACTTTGTCTGTACCTTTAGAGTTATACAGTTGGGTTAATACTTTAGTTGGTATAAATTCAGCATCTTCTCTGCTTTTGTAGTAAATATCGTTTACATCTACTTTGCCTTGTTCAAGTACATACTCGATAAATTTTTGCGCAGTAACATCTGTAAACATTACAGGTTTGAGTTTTAACTTACTTAACAATTTAGGGTAGTTCATCAGATTTGAAACAATAGCGTGTTCGGTTGATAAAACATCAATATTCTTCATCTACAACACCCCATTCTTGTTTCATCTGCGCCCATTTTTTCTTACGTTCTTCATGACGTTTTTTGTATTCTGGGTCATGCTGTAATTTATATGCTTTAGTTTGTTCTTTAGGTATCGTGTCAATCACTTTTGTTTTAGGTTTATAAGCTAATATGTCAGATAAAGTAGGTTTATACTTCTTTTCTCTGATGTATTGCTCTGTTTTTAATAATGTCGGTTGATAGTCCCCGTATTTTATTAATAGGTGTAGCCATTCTTTCAAAACTTGTTCGTCACTATCGAACTTCATATTGTAAATAGTATTGATTTTATTAAGAATGATTGCAGCCTCTTTTTTAGTCATAGGCATTTGTTATCACTCCTCGTTCAATATGTCGTCTAGTAAAGTTCCTTTTACTTGTTGTTTAGGTTTTACTTTGTTTTGAGCATCTTCTTTAGTTTTCACATTTTCTTTAGCCCAATTATTTAAAACTTGAATTAAATAACCAACATGACACCCTTTTTCTTTCGTGTAATCAGTAGCAATTTCGATAACCTCATCAGCATGTTCCCCTATATCGTCGACTGCATATCCTATCTGTTCCATTTGATAAGGGGTTAAGTTATTATCTAAAAATGTGATTACATAATTAATTGCTTTTGAGAAGACGTCGTTACTTCTATCTTCTCTATTCTTATTCTTATATTCTTCTTCTCTTTCTTCTTCTTCTTCTTCTGTATCGTTACGTAACGTTACGGTAACGTTATTTCCTATTTGGTTTTGTTTTTGTCGTTCTCTATATCGTTGTTGTCGAAGTCTATTCTTTTCGTTATGCTTACTTTTACTATCTAAACTTTGATGTTTCTCCCAATTTTTAACTTTGTATGCACCTCTGACTTCTTCTACCATTCCTAATTCTTCAAAAGTTCTCATTGCTAATCTGATTGAATTAATAGGTCGATTGAATTCATTAGCTAACATTTCATCGTTGTAAGGTAAGTTTTCTGATAGCATGATGTAACCTTGTTCATTGTATTTACCAGCAAGAGTTAGCAACTTAACCCAAACGGTTATGATTGTGTCACGCTCTGGTAATGCCTCTATATATTTAATTTTGCTATCATCAAACATTCCGACTTTTAATTTTATCCATGATACTTCAGCCAATATCACTACCTCCTTTAAGCATATTATTTAGTCGATCGTCCACATCAACCCAGCTATCTGTTAAGTGATATTTTTGATTGAATGTGTCCATTCCTATCTGGTGCTGTTCTGTGTGGTGGTTCCTGCACAACGCTAATACTTGGTTACCTACATGATTTATCTTGTTACGATTTCGACCTTTACCTACTGCGTATCGATGCGCTAAATCTGAATGTGGTTTACCGCAGATAACACAGTTACGATTGACCGTAGCCCAATATAAAAATGATTTGTCTTGCTTGAGTAAGTCGCTTGTTTTATATGCAAGTGGTATATCGTTATGAAATATCCAGTCCAATGTAACCTCGATAATTTGGCTTGCTTGTGTACGTGTGCAATCACTTAATGAGATGCGCTTGTCGTAGCCGTAGTAAGTCCGAACGTATTCGATGAACATATGGCGCATGTAGTCCATAGGTTGCCCTGTATGAGCCTCTATGTCCTTTACAAGTGCAAATATCTTACGACGTTGTTTTCCGGTTATTCTGAAAGGGTCTACGACTTGCACATCTACTTCCACTTCAAACCCGTTATCTAGTAATAACGATGTCTTGTTATCTAGTTCTACACCGTCAATGACAACGGTAGTTGTACCGTCATCTTGAGTAATGTAATTTTTAATGATTGGCATATCTATCGCCTTGCATTCTTTTTAATCTTATTAAATCTTCAATATGAACTTTAGCTTTGTATCTACTTAAATATTTAGGGTTAAACCATAAATCTGATGGATAACCTTTAATACAACGTTGCAATCGTTTTATTGTTTTAATCTGCTTGTTGGTAGCCATTAGAACGGTAAATCATCGTCATCTACATCTGCGTTGTTATTACCAAAAGGGTTATTGCCTGCTGGTACTTGTCCTCGTTGTTGTTGAGATTGGTTGTTTTGTTGATTACTATTCTTTGGTTCTAAGAATTGAACGCTGTCAGCCACGACTTCTGTTACATATACACGTTGGCCGTCTTTTTCATAGCTACGTGTCTGAATACGTCCGTCTACTCCAGCAAGTTGTCCTTTTGATAGATAATTATTTACGTTTTCTGCTTGTCGTCTGAAAGCTACTACATTTATAAAATCAGCCTCTTGTTCGCCATTTTTATTTTTAAACGGTCTATTTACTGCTAATGTAAATCTTGCATTCGCTACATCGCCTTCGTTAAAGTTTGGATCTTTCGTTAATCTACCTACTAAAACTACTCTGTTTATCATTGGTCATTCTCCTTATCTAATTGTTTTAGTCCTGCATCTAATTTTTGATGCGCAACTGCTATATCTTTTTGAGTTACATTGCTAATATTTTGAATACCTAACCAACGCATTGTTTTATCAAGTGTTGCATCTCTACCTTTTTCTTTTGATAGTGTTACGAATTGTTTAATACGTTCTTCTAAATCTGCAACATCACTATCATTTACATCTGGTCCTTCTTCGCCTAAATATAAGTAGTTGCCTAGCCCAAATTTAGCTGCACATTTAACCATGCATCGCTTAGTTGCTTTGTTGATGTCAAATATTGCAGTAGCACTGCCAACCGTTACTGGTTTATTTCTGTAATCTAAAACTGGCAACCATTCACGTTTAGTTACACCAAATACTGTTAATTCGACGCATACCATGTAACCTTCGTTAGTTTTGAGATAAGGAACAAAAAAGTCTTCGTTTGTACTATCTGGATAAGGAAATTCAATTACTCTTTCTGTATAATTTGGATCTTCTCTGGTTAATTCTTGTTGTACATACGCCCACGATAAGTAATTTAAATTTTGTTTTTTCTCAACATGCGCACTTACATCTCTACTGTTTAATTCTCTAAACTTGTCTGAGAAGCTAGGTTGTTCAGTCATCTACTTCACCACCAAACTAACAGTGTGTTTCAATTTTGCACCCGGAACGTCTTTACCGTTTTTCAAATCATCAGTAAGCATTTTAGAGTTGAGTTTTGGTGCTTGTGATACCCAGTATTCTTTAGGTATTAATTTTTCATCTGTGACCTCTTTACTTGGTCCATTATTACGTTTGTAAATGTAGTTAGTAGACGTACGGTACTTATCCAGTTTGCGTTGTTCTAACATATCGAGTAAGTAACCTTTTAAACGGTCTGATAAGTTTACTTTTTGTTTTTTGATTGTTTGTAGACGTTTAATTTCTTTATCAATAGTTTCAACATCAGCATCTACTGAACGCTTTAAGCCGATAGTGTTATCGACTTTTATATTCAATTCTTCTTCGATGCTATCCAACGTATCTTTTAAATCTTCAAACGAATAACCTTCGTCTAATTTGTTTAAAACTTCTAAGTAGGACTGAGTTAAGTTATATGTGTTTGACATCGATATACTCCTCCAATCGTTTACCTGCCCTGTCTGCTCTAGCATCAGCGCTTTGATACAGGCTAATATATAAATTGATATTGTCGTTTAAATCTTTGATATGCTCGTTAGCAGTATCTAGTTGTCTTTTTAGATGTTTGTTTTCTAAACTAACTAACATTAAATCTCTACTGTCTTTAAGTAAGTTGTTATATTCTTTTAAAGATAGTGTTACCTCTTGCACGATTAGTCCTCCATTTCAGCGTCGATGATTATTTGGTTTCTTCTGTCTTTGTAATAATTGATTGCCAAATCACTATTAATTCTTGTTCTGTTGTTGTACATATCAAGTAAAATTTCGATATAACTGTTCTTGTCTAAACTGACATTTAATTTATCTTTATCTCGACTTTCATTTATTTTTTTAATCAATCTTTTCTTATCGAATTTTTTAATTTTATATATTTGGTAAACAGCTAAAGAAAGTTTGCTGTAATTTTGTAATTCTGTTTCTTGAATGAAATCAGAGTAATAATCTAAAAATTGAAGTGTTTCTTGGTAATTAACAAATTTAAATTCACCGTTTTTCACTGCACTTGTTACGCGACCCCCAGTTTCAAGAAATCCTAGTCCAATCGCCGCGATTGGCGCTACATTCATATTGATACTATTTAATAATTCGATTAATTTTTGATATTCTGCATTACCTTCATTTGCATAACTTTGAATATAATCTTTAATACTCCAAGATAGTTGGGTTGTGTTCATTCTTACGATGTCTTTTTCCGTCAACCCTTCAACCACCATGTATTTGATTGGAACTTTTGCATATTCTGCGTGTTTTAATCTTGATTGACCGTCGATAACTATAAAATCTTCGTTTACAATAATTGGTGCTATAAACCCACGTTTAGCTTCTTCCATTAAGTCTTTTCTATAAATGACATTTCTATTGAATTTACTGAATTTAAAAAGATTGTAATTATTAGTTTCGAATACTTCGTTTATTTTTTTCATATTTGACTACCTCCGAATAATTTTGTATCTTTAAAGTACGAATAATTTTGTAATCTCCGACTGTTTGCTATTTGCCGATAGCATTCAGTCTTTTTTTGTGTAGTAACATCGGTCGAAAAACAGGTACGTTGCTGCTGACGCAACTATCCCTATTGCTACTGCATTAGTGATGAATACGCTCATCATCATCGATAAGAAAAATGTCACGTTGAACATCATGCCACTGATTAAAATTGTTTTGTCTTTGATAGTCATTTCTTATCACCCCTTTATAAATCAGTTTCGCTAATCATCAAATTATTTTCGATAAACTCTAATGCTGGTTTAACTTTGATGTAACGTTTGCGACTGTCTTCGAATTTATAGATAAATTTTTTAAATTCTTGTATCTTAGCAACTTTCTTTTCGAAGTCATCTTTTGAAAGTCCACTTACTTCAACAAAACCTTTAACATCTAAAAAGTATTTGTATTCTTGTTCCATTTATTAACACTCCTTTCGTGTGTAATGTTGTTATCCTTTAAAGAAAAGGGTTTGAATACAGTTGAATATCTTTTAGTGTGCCTCCTCACTTAAAAACTTGTTAATAAAATATTGTTGACCTTTGCCTGTTACTTTTGGTGTGCGTGTAATCTTGCTAGATCCATCAGGATTGTTAATTACACGTTTCTTTATATCTAATATTTCTAAATCCATACTTTTTTGAGTTGGTAAGTTATAACTTTCGCCACTTTTTTTAATTAAGTAACCGTTATTTCTTAACCATTTGAATAATCTGTTTTGTCCAACATCAACACCGTTTTGTTTAAGTAATTTCGCTAATTCTCCTACGAGTATTGAATTATCACTACCAGCAACTGAATCTGCGAATAGTACTTTAGGTTTGTTGTCTTTGATTTGTTGTTCGAGCGTTAAATTATGTTCTTTCTCTTTCTTATACTCAGTTAGAATATTGATAATATAATCTGGATTATTTAATGTGTTTTCGATTACGTTATCTGTTGCATACAGTCCATGTTTGCGAATTGAAGGTAGAACATCTTCAAACACCCATTCTTCAAATTCATCTGCTTGTGGCAATTTAGAGCGTGTGATTAATCTATATAAATTACCTTCATCAATGAATTTCTTACGCTGTACTCCACCATTGGAAAGGACGTCGTGATTTACGACCCCCTTATTTTTAGTGTGACGACTAATTGCATCACGGGGGTTTGCATATCCTAAAATTTCTGCTACTTGAATTGCTGGAAACCATTCCTTACCTTCAAAAGTTAAGATTTCCAAATTTCCAAACTGTGAATTCTGAAAGACTTGTAATTCATTCATTAATTCTTCACCTCTTCTTTGATTTCTAAGATTTTTGCAATACGTTTCTTTTGTTCAAATGCATCTCTACGTCCACGCAAGATGTCTGATAAGTAAGCACTTGAGATACCTAACATATCTGCTAGCTGCTTATTCGTGATGTTACGTTTAAGTAATTCCATTCTTACTTTCATGCCGAATTCTGTTGTTGCCATGATTTTCCACTTCCTTTTGGATAATATTATTGGATAAATATTGAATTAAATTATCCAATGTGCTAATATATAAGCATAGCTAAATAAGACATAACAAAGTGCTGTTATATCAACGTTCCCCAACGTTATAAGCTTTGTGTTTTTATTGGCTTAACAATTAGCGTAACCATAGTATATTATCTTTTTGGATAATTGTCAAACTAAAAATATCTTTTTGGATAATTTATTTTGGTTTAATAAGGAGAAAAACAATGGATATAGTTCAAAAAATCAGATTTTTATGTCAACAACAAGGGATTACGGTTGCAGAATTAGAAAGAAGAATCGGATTATCTAACGGACAAATAACTAAGTGGAGAAGACAAGTTCCTGGAATTAATAAAGTTCAACTTGTAGCCGACTACTTCGACGTATCTGTTGACTACTTATTAGGTAGAGAAAAAGATGAATATTCTGGCGAACAAGAAGATGAAGAAATTCGCATCATGCATCGTGGAGTTAAGAATATGACAAAAGAAGATAGAGAAAAAGCATTAAAGATGTTTGAAACTTTCTTCGACAATTGGGACGAATACACTAAAGACAAATAAAGGGGATTTTATTTTGCATTTTGTATATCAAAACTCATTTTTAAAAGCAGCACGAGCTGTAAGTGCATTAATTGAAACTAATTATATAGATGAATTCCCTTTACCTATTAAAGAAATAATAGAAAATGATAGTAATGTGGAATTGTTTACATTTAAAGAGTTTTGTAACATTACAGGTTATTCTTTAAATGAGCTACAAACTTACGGGGGTTCTGATGAGGCTTTTCATATTAAAAAAGGAAATAAGTTTGCCATTATCTATAATGAAAATGTTTATAATAGAAGATTACGTTTTACATTAGCTCATGAATATGGACACTACATTATGGAACATGACGGTATGAGCTACAAGAAAACACCTATTCTTCAAGATACACAACGAACTAATTTAGAAGAATATGAAGCTAATTCTTTTGCTTCATGCCTCTTATTTCCACTTAATATAAGATACAAATATCGAAATGTATTGAACGTTGGTGATGCGGCTGATCTGTTCAAAATTAGTTATCAAGCTGCAAAAGTAGCTTTAGATATTTTTGATGAACACATGGATAGTGGTTTAGAAAATTATATTTCTATGTTTGAACATAGACACATGGAAACGTATATGTCATTTTTAGACGAAATGCTAGGAGAACAAATGGAGGAATATAACCGTATAATGAGAACAGAATACGGATACTAATACTCGATATGGTAAATACGTTATTCAATTTGAACCATTACGAGTGTTTGAATATAAAGATATAGAATAAGGGGGATTTACATGGCTAAAAATATAGGATTTAAAAACAATTACGCTATCGGTGTCATAAAAAGTGGGTTGTCGAAAGAAGGTAAAAAAGCAATAGATTTACTAAGTTCTGAAGAACAGATAAAACTAGCAAATTTACAAAGAAACAACGATCCTGATTTGAGCAAAGAAGTAAATAAAGCAATCGGAATGGATAATGATTTTACTAGCGTTCAAGAAAAAAATGAAGCTTACCGTGAAAAAAGTATTGAAAAACAAGGAATTAAGAAGCCAACAGAAACTACTTCAAATGCTTTTTATTTCCAAAATAAAGCTAATACTTTAGATGATATTTACAATTTAATTGGTCTCGGAACTCACCTTAGCCAAAAAGAACAAGCTAAATTTGTTCATTATAAAGATATGAAAACAAACACTTATGTACAAATAGCACAAAATGACGAAATTATTAAACAAAATAACAAAATACAAGAACAAAACGATGAAATTATTGAGTTGTTAAAACAAATAGCGAATAAATAATTGGGTAGCCCGTCTACCCTTATTATTTTTTACCTTTTTGAGGAGGAATGAGTGAAATGGCGTCATTTACTATTACAAAACGTAAAAACAAGAACTCTACAAGCTGGCAGTATGATGTAAAGCACCCTAGTTTTAAATCTGGTAAAAAACGTAAATCTGGATTTAAAACAAAAGCTGAGGCTATCAATGCAGCACAAAGATTAATCCGAGATTTAGAAGACGGTAGCAAATTTGAAGAAAATAAAAAATTTGAAGATTATTATAACGAGTGGTTAAGCATTAAGAATAAAAAGAAAGTATCGCCTATGCAGTTTTATTGGTATGAGAGGTCTTTAAGATTATTTAATGAATACTTTGGCAAGAATATGTTACTCAAAAACATTACACGATCAGAATATCAAAAATTTTTAAATAGGTTTGGGGAAGGACACGCAGATGAAACAGTGCGTAAAGTAAACGGTTGTTTAAGTCAATGCTTAAAAGACGCAGTGTATGACGGTCATATCAAAAAAGACCCAACATATAACATAGCTATAAACGGTACTGTTAAAGCTAAAGATGAACGATACAAATATATGAGTATCACGCATTATTTAGCGATGTTAGATTATTTTAAAAGTAGAGATGAACAAAGCTATATTTTTTTATACTTACTAGCGATTACTGGTGCAAGATATAGTGATTTAATCAATATGACATATAAAGATTTGAACAAAAGTGAAGGTATCATTCACTTACCTGGAACAAAAACAAAGAATAGTAAAAGAGATGTTGAAGTGTCGACTAAAGATGTTCTACTGATAAATTCAAAACTAACTAAATTTCCACGACGAATTGACGGTAAACTTTTCAAATTAAGTCACAATGCTATAAAAAAATCGTTTAATCACACTAAAAAACAAGTGGGTTTAGAAAATGATAATATAACTCCTTATTCGTTAAGACACACGCACACATCTTATTTATTATCCAAAGGCTTGCCAATTGAATATATAAGTAAACGACTAGGTCACGCGTCAATTTCTATTACGTTAGAAACCTATTCACATTTACTAGAAGAACATAAAAAAGAGCAAGGTCAACGTGTCAGAGAATTATTTTCTTGACACATTATTGACACTTGCTAGCTTGAAAACCCTTTGTATAAGGCTTGTCGTA